TTTTATTATTTTTATTATCTAAATTTTCTAATTCTTCTATTTTTATTATTAATTCTTTTTTATAATTTTCAGGATTGTTTGCACTTTCCAAATCTTCTTTTAGCATATCTAATTTTAGTTTTAATTTTGGTAAATTTTGTTTCTTTTTGTTAAACTCTTTCATAATTTCATTATGTTTCGCATCTAAGGTACCATGAATTATTGCAGACTTTTTCAAAACATTTTGACAAAATGTTGAATATTTAATATTTTTTTCTTTAAAATTAGACATTCAGTATTTATATGTTAAAATGTATCTTTAAACTTTAAATAATATATTATAAAAATATATAAAAAATATTATAAGATTAATTTTTTAAAAAATAATTTGGCGTTTTAATTATCAAAAAAAAATTTCTACAATATATTATATATATAAAATGGCTGGAGGTTTAATGCAATTAGTCGCATATGGTGCTCAAGATGTTTACCTTACTGGAAACCCTCAAATTACTTTCTGGAAGGTCGTATATAGAAGACATACTAACTTTGCTGTTGAATCAATTGAACAAGTATTCAATGGTACTGGTGATTTTGGAAAGAAAGTTGTATGTCAAATCCAAAGAAATGGTGATCTTATTACAAAGATGTATTTAAAAGTTACTCTTCCTGCTCTTACTGCTGGTTACTCATGGACTCCTAAAGTTGGACATGCTATGATCAAAACTGTTGAACTTAATATTGGAGGTACCCCAATTGATAAACACTATGGTGATTGGATGAATGTCTGGTATGAACTTGCCAGAAAATTCGCTCACGAAAGAGGTTATGATCAAATGATTGGTAACACTGCTGCACTTACTGCATCAAGTGTTGGAACCCCTGAAGCTATTCTTTATGTTCCTCTTTACTTTTTCTGCTGCAGAAATGATGGTCTTGCTCTTCCTTTAATTGCTACTCAATACCACGATACCAGAATTGAAATTGAATTCCAAGCTCTTCAACAACTTCTTTGTGGAATTAATGCTAGTTCTACTCCTTCTCCTACTGTTACTATGGGTTCATGCTCTCTTTTTGTTGACTATGTTTACCTTGATTCCGAAGAAAGAAAGAAATTTGCCCAAGCTTCTCACGAATACCTAATTGAACAAGTCCAATTCACTGGTTCTGAATCTGTCAGTTCTCTAAGTTCTAAATTTAGACTTAACTTTAACCATCCTTGCAAAGCCCTTTACTGGAATCTTCAACAAGATAAATTTGTTAACACTACCACTAATCCTATTAAATACCTTGCATGGAATCCTAAGGATTGGAATGCTACTCAAGTTCTTGCCACCAAGAGAGCTGCTCTTGCATGGGGTAGACGTGATGCATCAACTGGTTTAATTGATGGTTCTGGAAACACAACTGAATTAGGACTAGCTATTACTGCTGCCAGATGTGTTCTTGCTTCTGATGTTTCTTTAAATATTACTGGAACAGATGTTGATAATGTTGTCATTCTTGGAACACCTCTATCATTAAGCCTTGTATCAACTTCTATTTCTGATTTAGTAACTAATAGTGGTTACTCAACAAGAGCAAGTGCTGGTGATGGAGCTGCTACTTCCGATGTTGTTGTCAGACAATTAGATAACTATGGTACTTTCCTTGATAGATCAGTTAACCCTATTGCATCTGTTCTTCTTCAACTTAACGGTCAAGATAGATTTTCCAAGAGAGATGGTGCCTACTTCAACTATGTTATGCCTTGGCAATGCCACACCAACACCCCTTGCGATGGTGTTAACATGTTCTCTTTTGCCCTTAACCCTGAAGAACACCAACCATCTGGTACTTGCAATATGTCCAGAATCGATAATGCTACTCTTAATATTGATTTTACTAAAACATTTGTTGGAAAATGCAACATTTATGCCACCAACTACAACGTATTAAGAATTATGTCTGGTATGGCCGGCTTAGCCTACAGTAATTAAAATTAGTAATATGCCTAATTTGCCAAACATTTTAAAATTGTCATTTTTAATTAAAAAATTGAATCCCAATTATTTAAAGGTATATTTTATATATAATTGTATATATAAAATGTCTGAAGAACAGAAGAAAAAACGTATTCCTTCTCATATTAATATTAAAAAAACTCGTGCTGTAATAGATATGATACAAGCTCCTGTAAGAAAAGTAATTAGCAGAAAAATAGTAACTGAAACAATTATTCCTGGTAAATTCAAAACAATAGTACCTGCATCGACTCTAAAAGAAATTAATCATCAAATTGTTGAACATAATGGAAATAAAATTATTGTTTGTTATTGTACATTTAAAGATGATGATGTTTTATTTGTAGTTGATTATGAATCTGAAAAACAATATAAAGAATTAGTTAATAAAGCATGGCATTATATGTCAGATGGTGGTTATATATCACACTCTACTTGTGATGACCTTTTAGAAAGAAAACAATTATATCTTCATAATTATGCAATGGGGAAATTAACATTTAATGGTAAAGGACAACATCATAGTATAGATCATATTAATAGAATTGGTAGAGATAATCGTAAAATTAATCTAAGAGAAATATCCCAATCACATCAAAATATAAATCAATCAAAACGTGAAAGAGAAGTGATTCTTCCAGATGATTGTGGTATTAATCCAAATGATATTCCAAAGAATATTTATTATAAAAAAAGTTCTGGTGCACATGGTGATCAATTTTATATTGAAATTAGAACTCCAGAAATAGTGTCAATTTTATGTAGTGATGATGAAGATAGAAATAAATTTAGATGGTTTGGTACTAAATCAAAAACATTAGATTTGCGTGTTAAATTACAACATGCAATTAATAAATTAGAAGAATTAAGAAAACAATATCCTTTAATTGCAGATCTTATATATACTGTTGATAATGTTGATGAAAAAAATAAATTAATTCAATCATTTAATGAAATATTAGATTTAACAACTTATCCAATTGAAGTTGTTGAAAAAAATAAAGGAAAATTATTTATAGTACATAATCTTATACCAATTACAGAGATTCAAGAACAACTATCTCTAGATATTGAAGAAAAAACAATTCGCGGAATGAAATCTTTTTTACCAGAAACATGTGGAATAACACCTAATATGATTCCAAAATATTGTTATTATAAACCTTCATCAGAAGTACGTGGTGATAAATTTATAATAGAGAGACATCCAGGTCTTGATAAAAGAACATGGGCAACAACAGAGTCTAAGAAATTTACAACAAAACAGAAATTTGATTTATTATTAGAAAAATTAGTTGAACTAGAAAAAATACAACTTTAATAATGTTAAACTAGTAATTATATAGGTGTAAATATAGATATATCTAGATGTTAAAATAAATTCTTTATTACTTAAAACTAATTTAATCATATAAAATCCATATAAAATGTATATAAATCCTAATAAATATTTTAATATTTTTTTAATAAATCTAATTATTTGTTTAATTTCTTTTGAAAATTTAAAGTTAGTATTTTCAATTATATTGTAATTTTTTGATATAACTAACATAAAAGTTAGAATAGATATTAAAAGTAAAAATATATCATCAAAAGTAATATTTTGAAAATATGATGGTTCTGTAAATGTTGCTTTACTTAAAAGTCCCAAAGAAATATTTTTAATATTGATATCTTTTTTATGTAATTCATTAATTGCATGATCAAGGGTTATATTTTGATTTAAATTTAATTTATTTATTTTGTTAAATATATTATCAGTATCATTAAATGGATTTAATAAATGTTTATATATAGTTTTCATACTATATATAAGCTATATATAAAAAAAATTGATATTTTTAATAATTGTTTTTCAATAATATTTATTATTTATCTATAAATGAAACTATTTTTACAACCTCTTTGTGATTTTGCTAAACAAAATTATCAAGAAGATAATGATTCTCGAGAAGAACGTGGAGATGCAGGATATGATTTATTTTCAGTATGCGAGCTTATTGTTGAACCATTTGCAGTAGTGAAAATTCCATTAGGAGTTGCATGTGCTCCATATGATACAAATTATCATGGTTATTATTTATATCCTCGATCATCAATATATAAGACGCCATTAATAATGGCAAATTCAGTTGGTATAATTGATGCTGGATACAGAGGAGAAATTTGTGCAATGGTTAGAAATTGTTCTCAAAACTCTTATATTATTAAAAAAGGTGATAAATTATTTCAATTATGTGCACCAGATTTAAAACCAATAAATATTAGTATAACAGATACTTTAACAGATACTATAAGAGGAAGAAATGGTTTTGGTTCTACAGGTATTAATTTAAATAGTCTTAATTTATAGTATTAATTTATATAATAAATAAAATAAATATTTAATACTGAGATATTCTATCACATTTCCAATAATCTTTACCATAATCAGCATATAATTCTTGTCCAGCTTTTATATTTTTGATTGACCATAATGTAATCTTTCTTTCATAAGGTTTTCTTTTTTTTCCTGTAATAGGATCTTCTAATTCTATTCTAAATTCACAATTATTTTTAAATTTACTTCCATGAGCATCATTAATCATTGCAATATATGATCTTGGATATGATCTAGCATCAATATACCATTTTTTATTTAATGAAAATGAGTAATCACCTACACAAGATCCATCATCTTCTTTTAGAAGTCCTTCATAATATCCGATTAAGGTTTCTTTAGGAATATTTTGGTAAGTAAAAATACCGTTACCAGAATTAATAATATTAGATTCTTCAACATTTAAAATTAATTTAGTATTATTCCAAAAAAAAGGTTTTATACTAAATTTATCTAAATTTTTTTCTAATAAAAAATCAGGCATTAGTTATACATTATTAATATTATTAAATACAATAAGTCAATTTTTCAATTTTATTGTATTAAAAATTATTAAAAGTTATTTAAATATAATAAAATACTAATGAATATATTAGAATGTCAAAAGGAATTAATACCTCAGTTGAAGATTATTTAGATGAAGATCCAGTAATTTCTAATCAAACATTTGTTTGTGTTTCTATTTTTACACCAAATTCAATTAAAACACCACAAGGTGATGTAATTGATCAAGAACACAAAGTAAGAGCTTTTAAAATTAGAGGTGTTTATTCATCTAAAGAGAGAGCAGAAAAAAGATGTGAAGAGATTAGAAAATTTGATAGATATCATCATGTATTTATTGGAGAGGTTGGAAAGTGGTTACCATGGGATGATGATGCATCAAATGCAGAAGATGCTGTTTATGCTGAACCAAAATTAAATGAAATGATGAAATCATATAATGAGTCACAACAAAAAGCAGCAGAATATAATGAAGAAAGAAAAATGAAGGCACATTCTGATGCAAATAAGAAAAAGAAGGAAGAACAAAAAAAAAATAAAAAAGAGCAAGTTACTAATTTAGATGAATTAAAGAATGATATAATTAAAGAAGTATCTAGTATGGAAGAAAATAATAGAGAAAAATTAGTGCAATCAGAGTTAATAGAAGATCAAGATAAATTAGAAAAATTAAATGAAAATGTAAAATTAGAAAAAAATGAATTAGAGCATGAAAAAGAAATAATTCAAAATAAGGAAAATACAATTAATAAAATAGATGGTGAATTAGAGAAAGCTCAGAAATTATATGAAGAGTAAATGAAAAAATATAATTAAGAAAAAAATGAAAGTCAAAAATAAATAATTTTATTTTATAATATTATAATTGATATTATAAAATGTTAACATTTAAAAATCTTATATTATTAATATTTATAATTGGAGTGATAATAATTACAAAAGAAGTGACAAGAATGACATTTGACTGTCCAAAAAAAGAAGTAGAATACAAATATATGCCAAGAACAATGGATATGGATATTATAGATTCAAACAATATAGATAAAATGTTTAAATCAATGTTTCAGGGTTCTGAAACAGGAATTTATTCATCTCGGGCAGATTCAAATAAATTTAGAAAATTGATAAATGAAAAAATAGGAAGTTTATAAAATGTTATATTTAGTATATTAATGATATTGGGATATATAATATTAAATATATTGTTTTCAATGAATTTGATAATAGTAATGCTTGTAGATTAATTCATTTTAACTCGAACAACTTGACGTCTTTTTGAAGACAACATTGTATTTAAGTCAACTAATGGTGATTTTTTATCATGATCAGGATCAAAATTAGTATTATGAAATTTAATTGTACGAGGTATTCCAATTTTAAAATTAGGAGTTTCTCTAGATTTAAACCAAAAAACTTTTTTTTGTATATCAGCAGATCTAATGCGATTATCAAGAACCATACATCCATAATTATCAGTTACTTGTGAGAATACTTGATCAAAAAAATCAAATTTAGGGAAAATACCTGCATAATGTTCATAAATTTTCTTTCGTGATGAATATGTATCTTCGCCAAGAAGAAAGATAAAATCAAAGTTATTTCTAAGTTCAGGTTGAATACCAATACAGTATTGCATAGCTAATATAAAAGTAAGTTGAAAATGTCTACCTTCATTAAATATAGATAATACATTTGGATCTTTTAACCATAAATGTTTAGAACTCATACAATCATCCATTACTAAAAATGCTCGGGGATCAACTGGTAGTTTTCCATTTTTTTTTCTTTGTTCATTTTTATCGATAATTAATTTTTGTCTATGTAATATTCGTGGTATAATATCTTCTTTATATTCATGATGAATAAATGATGGTGGAACGATATCATCAAAAAATTTTGTCATTTTATCAGTTGGTGCAATTACACTACCGCATGGAATATGTGTTTTAGACAAATAATATAAAATTTCTCTAATAACCCATGATTTACCAGAACCTGATTTTGCAATCATTGCTATTCTTGGATTAACATATTCACCTTTATCATTTATAACTAATTTTTTTAAGTCAAATTGATCTAGTTGTAGTGTTTGTCCTCCAATATTATAATCATTTTGAAAATTCATAATATATATACTAATTAGATTATTATTCTTTATAATATATTATTATTCTTATTTAAAAAAAATGGTTGAAAATTAAATTTATTATTTAAAATGGTTCAACAAGGATATCTTGATTTATAGCATTAATTACTGGAACCTGTTTAACTACTTGATTTTCTTGGAAAGTACAAATTAACCAAACAATTAAAGTTACTAATAATGGAATTTTAAATGATACAGGTTTATTATCTTTAGTTTTTTCGATATACTTTGCATCTAAAATCATAATAATATATATTAAAATACCGGCTAAAATAGAAATTAAATATGGATTAAAAAACATTTATATTAAATATAGAATATATATTTTTTTTTTACTTTTATACTTGATAATACTTATTTTTAAATTTATCAGTTTTAACATTTTTTATTGAATTTATATTTGGATCATCAGATAGTTTAATACTTGGTTGTCCTTGTTCTTTTAGATAGTTTTCAACATCAATAGTATTTACTGATTTTTGATTTTTATATGTATTAATTTTTTCTATATTATTTATATTTTTATTACCATCTGGATCATTTGAATAAAATAAAGATCTAATATTTGATTTATTACTAAATGAATCAATAACTTTGGAGTTATTATTTTTATAATAAGCAACACTTTCAGAATCATTTGGAATATTATTATTTGTATCTTCAAATAATTCTTTTTTTGTTATTGAATCTTTTTTATGGATTGATTCTTTAATATTATTTATATTAGTATCACATATTTCAGATTCTGAAAGTAATGCAGTGTCTAATGGATCATTTTTAAGCATTTCTCTAATTTTATCAATTTCTTGATTAATTGAACTAGGTGGTGCTAAAATTTGTTTATTAGTATTATCTAATGAAAGGTCTTGTTTAGTAATCATTTTTTGTAAAATATTTTTGTTTGCGTCACTTAGACCTTTATCAAAATCTTGTTCTTTAATCATAGCAGGAGTTTCTTCACCTAAATATTCATTTAAAATATATTGTAATGGTAATAATTTTCTTATTGCTTCATTAATTGAATTTTTAATATTTTCTTGTGCATCACGTTGATTTTTTTTTATATCATATAATGAGTATTTATGGTAAAAAAGATATGGATTATTATAAATCATCTTAGCAGTTTCAATATATGCATGATGAATAAATTTTTTAAAATCAATATCTTTAGGTAATTTAATAGTATGTTTTTTTTCAGGTGGAGTATTAGTTAGAACCATTATATTTGATTTAATAACTGCATTTAAAAGTTGTGGTAATAAATCAGAACAATCAGATTCTTTTAAAATTCTACTAGTTTCAGAGTCAAGAATTAGTGGATTCCATGATGGTATCTTTTTAAGAAAACTTTGAAAAATTCTTAATTCTTCATTATCTTTAGAGACTTTTAATGCTTCATCATATAATGATTGCATTCCATCATAAATAAATGGATAAATAATATTTATTAATTGTGAAGTATATTCTGCTTTAGTCTCAACTAAATAATTCATTCTATTATTAAATATATAGATAAAAAAATTAATAAATAAACTAAATTATATTTATTAATTTTTACATTTTTTCACAAACACACCCAGTTGTAAAACCATTATTACATCTTAAATTTGTTGCTCTAAATTTTGTACCCATATCTCCAGATTCAACACCATATTTAGATTCATCAATATCAATGGTTGATGGCCAACCAGAAAAACAGCATGATTTAGCACATAAAAATGTTGATTGTCCGGCAGCTTCAGTAATTGTTGCATTAGTAATTTGGTTAAATTTTTCTGTAAATTTGCTAAAGTGGTTTATTAAATAGATAAGTAGAATTAAAAGTAAAATCATAAACCAGGTCATAGTATTATTATTTGTACTAATTTTTGTCATAATATAATATATGTAAATATTTTTATTTTAATTCATATGATATAACAGGTAATAATAGACTTTTTAATATCCATCTACCTGTTTTTTCATTTTTTGATCTTGGTTTTAAATAAATTTTAATTAGTTTACCCCAATATTTTTCTAATAAATTATTAAACATCTTTAAGAAATGATTATCATAAGCAATTATAGTATAAAAAGTTTCTGTATCAAATGTAAGTTT